AATACATATCACCAGATATCTAATTCCTTTGAACAAGCTGCAATATGTGGTTTAGGCTACGTTTCTTTATGGCTCTCGGATGATAATGACCTTGATGCACCAGATATAAGGGTAGGAACAGAATCCTTTGCGAACGTCGTTATTGACCACAATTTCCAAGATCAATCATTAGAGAATTGTCGAGCAATGTCCCGACGTCGATTCATGAGTAGACAAGATGCCAAGTTTCTAAATCCTAAAAAGGCAAGTATCATCGACAAGGTATCCTCAGGGCGTATCGATCAGATGTATCCTTACCTAGATATTCAACGTCTAGAGTATGGGGGATATCGCGATCTTATAGCATATGATGAGTTTTGGCAACGAACACGCAAGAAAAAAAAGGTGCTTGTTAATGGCTTAACAGGCGAACTGATTCTATGGGATGAGAACGAAGAAGCGATACCAATACTCAAGAAGATGTTCCCTTTCATGGAGATTCGCGACAGGTGGGAACGATCAGTCGAATATTGCGTTATGGCTGGTGGAGAGGTTATTTATAAAGGTGACGATCCTCTTGAGCTAAACGACTTTCCCCTAACGCCTGTACTCGGTACCTACTTACCCAACCACAACGACTGGCAATACAAGTTACAGGGCTATGTACGACCTTCCCGAGATGCTCAATTAGAATATAACCGTAAACGCTCAAAGATGGCCGCTATACTCGATCAAAGTGCCTTAAAGGTGTGGATGACCGTAGACGGTGCAGTTAAAAACATTGATGACCTATTCGATCCAGCTCCTGTTAAGGTTGTAGTCCGAAAGAAAGGTACTTCAATCGAAGACGTGCAGATCCTACCGAACCAAGGTATTGATCCTTCCCTGATTCAACTATCCGAGATCCTCAATAAAGATATCCTAGAACTACCAGGCTTTAACGAATCAGCTCTAGGCGTCGATGAAGGTGGTAATACTCAAATATCTGGTGCCTTGGCTAAATTAAGAGCTTACAACTCTGTAACCGTCCTACAAAAGATATACGACAACCTAAACTATTCCCAAAAGATCATAGGGCAAAAGATGCTTAAGCTAGTTCAAAAGCATTGGACACCCGAAAAGGTTGAGCGAATAGCACAGGTAAAACCAACCGAACAATTCTATGATATCAATTTTGGGCGATATGATGTCGTCATTGGCGATACTATGCTAACAGATACTCAAAGAGCATTGACATATGTAGAAGTAATGCAAGCAGTACAAGCAGGGGCGAATATACCACCGTCATATGTGCAGTTTTTAACCACGAAGATGCTAGGCGATCCACCCGAACTGATACAAGCATACGAAGAACAAGCACAAGAAATGCAAGCTCAACAAGCAGCGATTGAAGAGCAAGCAAAGATGAATCAGAAGCTCTATAACGCCGAAATAGTCCACAAGCTTTCACTAGCCGAAGAACAGCGAGAAACAGCAGTACAGAAGAAGGCACTAGCACAAGAGCAAGCAACCCAAGCGATAGAGAATCGCTCTCAAGCAGTACTCAATAGACTTAAAGCAGCGAAAGAGATTGAAGGCATGAACCTACAAAATATTTTGCAATCTCTTAACTTCTTGCTTTCCCTAGATGCTCAAGAGAGAGAAAAGGAACAACAAGAGATTCTATATAATTCTCAAAAGTCAGAGAATGATTTAGTGTTAACAAATAATTTGAATGATAACGCTCAAGGGTTACCAAATGCGCAAAACTCGGTTGAAAACCAAATCGCCTTCTAAGAATAAACTAATTGATGCTTTTAAAGACGGAAAATTAAAAGCAAAGATGAAGCCAACGAAAGAAAAACCAAGGGTGAGATATGCTAATAGTCCCCGATCATGTTGAGAAAGAGATCCGACACCAAGCACAAGAAGAGGCAAGAAAGTTCGCTAGAGAGCGTATAGATGAGATTGTCACAGTATTACACAATCAACACCCGACACTTGAAGACTTTTACCTTTTAATTACTGCGAAACCCGACCTCTTTAAAGAACAGATCAATACAGCTTTCCATATCTTTGATGAAGCACATAAACCACCACCAATTCAAGGGGGGCAATTATGGCATATTATATGGTCGACAGGATTCAAGAACCTTGAATGGTGTATTCCATTACAAAGAAAGAAGCAGTACAAAGACAAAAAGTTTCTTGATACCGATCTTGATACTTATGCAGGAACTAGTATATTAGTAAGAGAGAGCCTTGCAAAAGCCAGCAAATATTTTGGAAGGAATTTTTTAACAGGCAAAAAACGGTGAAGTCAACCATAAGGGACTATAAACATGATAGATGATATTGAAGATGAAGAAGTAAACGAAGGCGTTACAGAGGATCTTGTCGCCGAAGATCAACAGGACGAAAACGAGGCTCAGGTCGTCAATGAGTCGAGTAAGGAACAATCACCTCAAGAGATCAATTGGAAGCGTGCCAACGAAACAATGGCACACCAATCGCAGTTACTCAAGCAGAAAGAGCAAGAGATAGCACAGATTAAACAATACTATGCTACTCAAAGACCTAAAGAAGTTGTTCGGGATGGTAATGATATACCAACGTACAACGATTTAGATGCCCATACAGCTAAAGTAAGTCAAGAAATAGCTAACTTAAAGCATAGTTTAGCGATTGCACAAATTGAAGCTCGAGAGAAAGTGAGTGTATCCGATCTTTTAACTAAATACGGACATGAAGTGCCCGAATCTGTACAAAAGATTATTTTACAATCAGGTGACCTATTGGCAGCAGTGGACGCTTGCAAACAAACGCCAAGTTTTATAAGGGATAATTTTCAAAATATTATCTCACCCAATGCCAAGAAAAAACTTGATAACCTAGATAAACCGAAGCTTTCAGGGTCAATGGGATCCTCAAGTAGTGCGTCGGAACCTAAGGATATCAGTAAACTTTCAAGAACCGAGAGGGTGGAGTTAATTAAAAAGTACAGTAGGGGTTAAATTTATAGGCAACAAATGGCTAAAATTACAACTACAACTCAAATTGATGACGCATTGGGGAAGTGGTATTCACCTAACCTCATTGAGTTAGCTCAACCCGTTTTGGTTGCAAACCAATTCGGGCGTAAAACGTCAATACCTAAAAAACACTCTGATACAGTAGTGTGGGGTTCCTTTGACGATTTAGAAGAACCAACAGGTGCATTACTAGAAGGTATTGAGCCAGATGCTAAGTATCTTCGGATCACCAGACAACCAGCAACTGCACGACAATATGGCTCTCTAGTCATTTTGTCCGATGTGGTTGAATTAACCGTATCAGATCCTACAGCAAACCAAGCACAAATCAAACTTTCACAACAAATGGCAAAGTATCTTGATACTCTTACCTTTGACGTGTTAAGTGCTTCAGGTTCGCTCTATAATTTCCAATACGGCGATAATGGCTTGACTCCTACCGAATGGTCACAGGAAGATAGCGACGAAATCGTACAGCGATTGATGAGTAATGATGCTCCACCTTTCGAGGGCGTAGTAACAGGCGTTAATAAAGAAGGTACAGAACCTCTTGATGAATCGTTTTATGTCATTACCAATACGAAAGCATATAACGATATCAAGAAATTGGCATCGTGGAACTCGATAGCAGGCTATCCAGATCCGAAAATGCGTAAAAATGGCGAGCGTGGTTATGTTGATAATGCTCGTATCTGCTTAACATCAAAAGGCCCTGTTGACACTTCAGGTGCACATGATATCTATGACGCATTTTTCATTGCTCAAGATGCTTACGGTGTAGTAGACATTGACGGTGGCAACGCCAAGATGATCTTCACTCCTCCAGGTGGGCCAGGTGATAGACTTGAACAAACCTCATCGTTAGGGTGGAAAGCATGGCATGCAGCTAAAATTTTACAAGAACGAAATTTAATTCGTGGCTTGTACACACTCTCAGCATAAGGTAAAAAAATATGACTAAAATTCAATTTCGATATAAATCAGGTGGAGCAGCCTACGACTTTAAACTTGGCTTTATTCCTACTAAAGTAACAGTAGAGAACAAAACCAAGTGGGCGACTGATGCTACAGTAGTACGAAGTATTTATCACATGGGTGACGCTGCAGGATACGCATATTGCGAGATCACAGACGATACAGGTGTAAATAGATCAATCGTAACTACCAACGGATTCACTCTTTACGGTGAATCTGATTTTCCAGCTAACTATCTAGCAATTACTGGTATCACTGCGGTGATGAATCCAGTTGTAACAGTTGCAGCTACTACTGGTTGGTCAACTGGTGATACAGTTGTAATTAAAGATGTTGTAGGGATGCTACAAATCAATGATGGTATTCGTAGAAAGATCACTGTAATTGATGGAACAACCTTCTCTATTGATGATCTTGACGCTTCAGCCTTTACCGCATACGCCTCAGGTGGGTATGTGTATAATATCACTAAAAACGTAACTGATGGTGGTGGAGTAGGGATTACCCTAGGAACTTCCGTCGTCGGTGCTAATGATGATTGGATGGTATTAGAAGCAGAAAATTGCACTAATGTCTATTCATTGGGCAGTATTGCTTAACAATTGCAAAATGGGTGGGGGCAATTTGTCCCCTCCCTTAATTTTAAGGAGATTTATGCAAGAACAAGAAGATACAGAAATAAAAAGATCACGTGGAAGACCTAGGGTCACCACAACTCAAAACATATATAAAGAACCAGAAGAGAAAGAAGAAGAAGTTGTAAAGGAAATAGTTGAACAAAGAGTTCCTAAGGTACTTAAGAAAGAACAAAAAGCAAGGGTAATATTCCATAACTCTGAAAATCCTGGTAAAGATTGGAATATTTCTTACGAACTAGAAAACTTCTCTTTTAAAGATGATGAAGAATACACATTGCCATTAACTATGGTGGAAACACTAAATAAATGTTGCAAAATTCCTATTCGTAGTGATGCGAAAGTGAATAAAAGTGGAATGCCTTTAAAAACAGGAAGATCCACAACACGAATATATTTCGAGATTATAGAAAGGTTGTAAAAGATGGCTCAGTGGGCATTAACCGATATAGAAAACAAAGTTAGAGCACTATTAGGTTTTACTTATTCTAGTTCTCTTGAATCCTCAATAGTCATAGGTAAGATAAACCAATATTATCAATTTCAGTTTCCTGTAGAGGTTAAACCACAAGAGTTAAAAACATGGTGGGATATTTCTACAGTTATTGGTGAAGAAACTGTTAATGTCCCTACCTTATCAGCAGCCGTTTCTTATTCTGCTCTTATTGGGCCTTGTTACTACAAAGGTAATGAGATTCAATTTTATACAGATCCTCAGCAATTTTTTGCTCTCTATCCGCAATCAATAGATCCATACGATAATGGTGACGTTATTGCAGTTCTGCTATATAACAACCAACTTCTATTGCGATCTCCTCCAGACGCAGTAGAAACTTTGCGGATAGGAGCGATTTTACGACCTAGTGCTTTAGAAGATCCAGAAGATGAACCTCTAAAGAACGAATGGGGTCAACTCATTGCTTATGGTACAGCCGAACAGATGGCGTATGAGTTCGCAGATACCGACCGACTACAGATCATACAAGCAGGCAAACGAGACGCACTAAGCATGGTTGAAGACACAACCTATACGCAATTATCATACAGACCTATATTAGCAAAAGGATTCTAAAATGGCATGGGATAACACAGAACCGAAAACCACTACAGAGGTATCCGTAGGTTTAGGATATATTAGGAACAACTGGGTATATTTAGAGATCTTATTAAAGAAAACTCTTAACTTTGATGGTAGTTCAGGCTCAGCAGCAGATGACGGTTATATCAAAGGTTCTCAATACGCTCCTCAAACATTAGATCCAGCTATTGCCTTAGCCAATTCAGGCATTATCTATGGCAAGGTTACAGGTGGCACCAACCAACCGACGTTTAGAAACAATAATGACATTTACAAGATGGTATTGTCTATTGATGTAGGTTCAGACATTATTGCGTTACCTAATGGAGTTTGGACAGATGTTTATGATTGGAATGGTAAAAAGGGTTTCGTAGGTTATGCCTTAGCCTATGACATAGCAGCACCACACAGAACTTTATTTTCACCTATCCATTGGAGTGGGACAGTCTTATCTCTTCCATACAAATTTTCTCCTGTGGCAGGTGGTGATGGTACTGGTCAGTTATCATCAGGCGTTACATATTCAGATACACCAACAACAGCAGGACAAATTACAAAATTTCAAGTTAGTGGAACAAAAATACAAATTTATAATCGACACACCGCTAATGTAACCGTTAGGGTTCGATTTTTTGGGGTAATAATATAATGCCTTTTGACGTCTTTCTACTCTCAGATTTACAGCAAGGAATTGATGAATCCAAAGATCCTTGGCTCATTGATCCAAAGCAATATACAAGTGCAGAAGATGTTTATTTCAAGAGAGGTATTGTTACAAAACGTAATGGTCGTACTGTACTTGGACAGTTAGGCTTATTACAACAACCCGCCAATCTTGTTTTAGGTGCAGCAAATTATACAGGTTCTTTCGCTAATGTTCCTATCATACCCTTTAGTGTTTACTTCATCTCAGGACTTTTAATCGTCACAGATGATGGAAATGGTAATTTGATAGGTAATGTCGATCCCTTAGGGACAAACACAATTAATTATGCCACAGGTGCCTATAACGTAACTTTTTCAGCAATTACCATTGCTAATGTTGTCCATAATACTACATATGAGCGTCCTGTAGCTCAACAAGTACGTGGATTAAAGGCATATAAGAGAAATGGCGTATCTGATGAGCTTATAGCTTGGGATACAGGTAGAGTTTACAAATACAACACTACAAGATCCGCTACAAATCCATATTTCCAAGAATTAACAGTTGCCGATACTTTCAATAGCACACGTCCTATATGGGCAACTAGTTTCTTTGACCTTCTCTTTATGTCGGATCACGATGAACTTACAGGGAAGATCCAAACCTACGATGGTAGTACAGGAACAGTTGCTTATTTTACGCCTTTAGTTAATGCGACAGATAGTCTTTACTCTTGCTTAATAATGGTTGAATATCACGATGTCTTAGTGTGCCTTAACACAAAAGAGATGACAGCAGGTGGTATAGTTCATCATCCTGAACGAGCCAGATGGCACAGGAGACCGAATCCTCTTCTTGTAAACGCTTGGAGAGAGGATATGTTAGGTCAAGGTGGATACAATGATGCTCCAACGGATGAATTTATAGTAGGAGCTGGTTTTGTTAAGGATACCCTTATTGTACAGTTTACCAAAGGTTATTGGGCATTAGTCTATACTGGGAATCCTGTTACTAAATTTGTATGGAAACAAATTACTCCTAGAGGTTCAACGAAATCAACTTTTGGAACAGTAGTTTTTGAAAGTGCTGTTATGGGGTTAGGACTTGAGGGTATTTTAGCCTGTAACGGTAATGAAGTTGTTAATATTGATACTAAGATCCCTGATTTTATCTAT